TTTCTCGCGTAACATCTTTTTTATCCATTTTTTTCTGGAATATGGTCCAAAAACCCGATGACGCAATCACCGAGCAGACGATTGTTATTATTGCTTGTGCCAATTGTCCCATCGCATTCTTACCACACTTTCGTACAATAGTCTAACGATATCCAACCGGCACCGCTTTTAAGTTTCCCCCATTTTGATGACCCGGCACCATATGCTTCATCAACAATTGTATAGATTTCTCCTTTATGGACTTTTCCAACAATGGGGTAATAGATTCCTGGCCCTTGACGGTAATTGAGGGAATCGGCATTAATTTTTACAGCATAAGTCCAAGCAGCTGTCTGCTGAATTGGAGTTGGAATCAAAATTTTATTAACCTCAGCCGCTACATCACCCAATCGACTGTAAACATACTCTCCCGGGCATTCTTTTGGCGCAAACCAACGATGAACCGAAATATTTTGTTGGTCAATTTTGCCGATAAGAGATTTATCAGCTTTCCATAAAAGTTTTGGAATTTTATTTCTTTTGCATATATCTGCACAAAGAAAAATTAATCCCTGCATAGCTTTATCAGTTATTGCATAAGGATATGTAGTGTCTGATGCAATTTCAATTGTAATTGCACGATGGTCATTAGCCGCAGAAGAAGAGCACCATGATCTATTTTTCTCTTCTACGAACATGGCGCTTGCACCAAAATCATCGATTCCATAATTTGAACTAGCTTCTCTAGCACTATTTGCGAATATTTTGCCTAGAGTCTTTAGCGACAAATGACCGACGACTATATGCGGAGTAATTGTATCAATTTTACTAGACCTTGGATTATAATTTGGAGAGAGCTTTGAATAAGCCACCAATTGTGAGTTGGTAAATGCCATAATTAATCATCCCCTTTTCCGTTTGTGAGCTCATCGCGAGTTTCAGCACAATTGTCACAAATATCAACGGTATCGTCTTTTACGTCTTGCATAGGTTCAAATTCACGATTACAGATTATACATTTCATAATCTTTACCCCCTTGTATTGTATTTAGCTCGTCGAAGTGCGTTTTGTTCAGCGTAATGCATTGCCGTTTGTTGTTTAGTCATTTTTGAATGCGGTCCGCTTTCAATATCACAGACTCGTATTAAAGTAAGTAAACGATTTAAATGCCACTTTTGACATTCCAAAGGAATATTATTGGCAAACATTCGGCAATAAATATTTTCTGCAGTCACTACTTTTTTTGAAGTAGAACACGGTTTCTTCGAGGAGATTATCGTTGCTGTCATTTTATTATCAATATATTCTCGAATTTGAGCAATATTTTCTGGAGATAGAACTGAAAACGCATACTCATTCTTAATCGGCCCAACTGTCATACATCGTATGTAATCTATTTCCTGCTCCGAACTCCGTTTAGTTGCATTCAAATATGGGATATGCCATTTTGACTCCCATTTAGCGATAGACATTAAAGAATGCTCGAGAGTTAGTACGCAAGATGGAACATTAATAAATTTGTTCTGTCCGGGAATATAAATCTCGTTTGGCGGAATTAAAATCTCAAGCATTCAAGGCCCCCTTATTGCTGTTCTATCTCTTGGCTTGGAAAAACGATAGTTTTTTGTTCTATCTCTTGATCAGTTGCAAGTTCTGCATCTTTAGAATCCGAAGCAATGGCCGCCTTGTTTTCTTCTATTTTTGCAAGAGCTTTATCGCGAGCTTCAGGAGGAATAAGACCAAGGAAGAACTCCTTAGATTTTGTCTCATTATACGCTAACTCATAAAAGAGTTCACTGAAAGCTTCAGTTTTGCTAAACCGAATTGCTCGGTCGTCATCTTTTTCAAACTCACCGGTCTCTGGATTCTTTTCGCCGTAAGAACGAAGAATTATTTTTTTGAGAAGATCGATTGTCTTTTTGGAATTGTCTGACTCAACAGCATTCTCAAGATTGTTAATTAAACCGCCTTTTGTATATGCTTCGAGCTCAAGCCATTCAAACTTATTTAAGTGAAAATAACAAACCTTAGTTTTTTGGGTTCCGTCATAATCCTTGTATGGTATACTTTTTTTAAACATAATACTCTCCTTTTTAATTTTTTAAAAAAAAACCGGAGACTTAGTATTAGCCTCCGGTTAATATAACTTACATGTGAATCCTAAAAGTGGATTTAGTCTTACGGCGTTTCAGCAAAGATAGCCGCAACTTCGTCAGGCATTAAAAGGTTGGGTTCTATGGCTGCCGAAACAGGTTCTATAGTCGCTTCTTTACCATAGAGATTATCGAGGAGGGTCTGTAACTTTGCTTCGGAACCAGCTGGTAATTTTGTTGAATCGATAACAAGATGAGCCGTCGGCTTTCCGCCTGTAACGGGAACCTTGCTTGCCGTAAAATCAAAGCTTAATTCTTCGAGCTCTGGGGATTCATTAACTGTTGTATGGTCGCGTGACGAAACGCCAGCAAGAACACCATAGACAAGATGAATTTTAAATCCATGGTCCACTCCTTCTGAATCATTTACGATTTCAGTTCTGTAAGAAAGACCGCATTTTGCATGACTCTGTCCAGTTATTATTACGCCAGGCGCAACTTCTTTTTCGCCGATGCAGGGTTTAAATTCATCAGGATACATATAGCAGCCGATTGAACCTGCAAACTCTTCTTCGGACATAACTTCGATATACTTTTGATTGTCAGCGTAAAAAGGATTAGGTTCTCCCCCGGTAGGAGCCTCATTTAAAGAGGTTAGACCATTCCACGCAACTCCTGCAGAATAGTTATTATTTACAAATGGATATAAAACACCATTTTTGACACCAGTTTCGCCGCTTTTTTCGCCGGTGATATCCCAAATTAATTTGCTCATAGTTAATTCTCCTTCTTAAAAATAAATTGTGTAAATATCGTGATTAAGATTATCTTTTGTAAAGTGGGTTGAAAAATCGCAATAAGGTAATGCTGCCACTTTATCGGGAATCAAGGAATCTGGATCTTCGTCTACAATTGTAATAGAATATTTTTTCATTGTCAAATATATACGGTCATTTGAAAAGAAATCTTTTGTATCAGAACGTTTATAAATAATGCAAGGATATTCCATTCTAACTGTAGGTGGTGGTTGAAAATATACACGAGATATTGGTTGCCCTTTTGTTTCTAAGATATCAACAAAAATCTCGTGTAAAGCAAGTCTACTGTTAGCCATTATAGAGACCTCCAATTTGTATAATAATTCGAGGTCTATTTATAGAAAGTGATTGAATTTTCCACTTTTTCTCGTGCCAAACAATATACTTCATCCTTCCGAAATTATCGTACGCAAAAATATCAGCAACAATCGAAATCGAATTATCAATATTCAAATTGTCATTAACATTCTCGGATGGCTGCCATCTTTGTTGATTAAGAATAACATCCCCTCGATAATTCATTTCGATTTTGTTATCTTTCCAGACACCGGGGGATGTTTCCATCGGAATGGCGTAGCCTATTTTACCATAGAATTTAGCCATGATAGACTAACCCCTTCCATTTTGAATTGTTGTAGAGAGTTTAACCCTCTACAACTTCAGGAATGGTTTCGAGTTTCCAATACGCAATAGCCGAGTGAGGCATTGTCAACGCTCCGGAGCAACGAGTTTCAATCAGGTATTTATACTGGTTAAAATCAATATCAAAGTCGTCGAACATTGCAACGTTGCCACCCTTATCCGCGCCGAGGGAATAGTCGTTCATATTAACAGAGATGCCAAGTAGACGTTTTTGAACGCCGGTAGTTTCGGCTGTTGGCGCAGTAATAACAACTGTTTTATTTTCCATAACCGGAACTTCGATGATTTCACTGGCACGAATTCCGGCAGCAAGATCGGACTCGGTATTATACAAACGACGGCCGGTACTGTCTTTTAAGAGTAACATATCACCATTAACATCGGGCGTCGTATAAAAGGCCGGAGTTCCAGAACCTTTGTAATTTTTTCTTCCCAGAATAATTTTGTCAATGATCTGGGACGTTGTTGCCGTTTCTTCGATTTGAACTTCAATTGTATATACATCGGAATCGGTACAAATAGGACGGATTTTGTCTTCTTTGATCTTATCTTCCGAAGCAGAACTACGTCCATCTCCGACAAGCTGCGCGCGCGCGATTTCTTCTTCAAGCATCATACGCATTTCGGAGCGAAGCCAGATTGCAACATCAAAATCGGTGATATCAATAACATCATCTCGATCAAGTTTCTGTTTCTTGTAAACAGTTTGCGGATCTGTGGTACGTTTGAGAAGTGTAATAACTTCATCGACCTTCTGACCAGCCTTAACGTAGCCACGTGCACGAGCTTCTTCAGCTGTAATATCAGCCAAAACTGTCTTAATTCTGCTGAAAGGAACATGTTTTGCCGCGCCAAAAACCTTTGAAACCCACTCTGTGTCACGTTTAATGAACGATGGGGCGCTGGTTGTTGTGCGTGCATCAGGGAACAGATAATCGATGTTTTCAACACCGTATGTAGCAGCATGCATCAAAACTTCGTCACGATGTTCATATGCGCCAAGTGCATCTGAGAGACTTGCATAACCATGCGCAAGAAAGGCATTTTTCAGAGTAGATTGGGATTTGCGAGCCTCTTCAATTATAATGCGGAGTTCATCACGAGTTAACGCATCATGCTGCAGTGCGCCTCCGCCATTGGCTGAGGAAGTTTGGTCAAAAATGTTTTTCTTCATCGTAGTTTCTCCTTTTTCATTGTTAGAATGTTTAACGGGCTTACCGTTTTTATCTTTGGTATCCGGTTCATCGTCACTTTTGTCATCGCCGTCTGAAGCGTCGAGTGCATGGGCGATCATAGCATACACTACAGTTTTTTGTTTATCAGAAAGAGTTTTGAAAACGTCCTCAACAGTTTCCCCATCATCGCCACCTTCGTCAGCGTGGGATAGATCTTCGTCATCTTCTTCATTGTCACCTGCGAGTTCAAGGGCGTCGTGCGAGAAAAATCCTGCGCAGATAATTGCTTCCGTTTCATCTTCTGTTATTGATCCGTCACCATGCTCAAATGCAAGATTGTCGATATACGCCTCAGGGTTTGCGCCGGCAATGACAAGCGAGACCTCGCGGATAACACCATGAACAACATTTTTGGCTTTTTCTATTAAAGAATTAGCATATATACTGAGCGCCTTAATATCACCATGCTGAACAAGTGCTTTTGCTATTTGTCCAGATTCGGTTTCGTTAAACGAACAGTATGCATACACACCATCTTTACGATTTTCTAAAATTGCATGACCAAGAATGTTTTTAGGGTCATTATGCATATGCTGGTAAACCAGCGGAACGGTTTGGCCATCAGCTTCTTCAAATGCATTATGAAGAATGGTACGGCCATCTGAGCATTTTAAACCGACCTTAGTGGCATATCCACTAAAGTCATACTTTAGTTTGCTTTTCGGCATCATTTTTTTCCTCCTATGTTGTTATCATATGCTGCATTATTTTGGGTATTTAATTTAGGCATGTTTCTATTTTGAAGTTCGTTAGCATGCGGAGCATCTGAAGGCTTTCGACCTACTATTTGCCGCAATTCATTTGGTGTTAAAATTTCGTTTCGACTAAAAACATCAGCAATATTTGCAATTTCATTAGCCGGGATTAGTCTAAAAATGTCACGGAATCCCATGATTGTTTGCCCCTGAGTTCTTGCTGTTTTTGTCAAGAACTTTCGAAGAAATTCTTCAACGATAACCGTCACAATTGGTTCAACTGATCGGTCATAATAATTACGTAATACTTGCTCGGTTGCTTTTCCATTAAAAATGTCTTCAGTAAAACCAAGTTGATTGTAAAATTGTTGCATAAGGTATTGAATTTCAGTGAGAAGATTATTTTCAACTGGCCGATTAAGTTGTGTTATATGCTCTGTGGCGTCGGTGTATGCGACGCCATATCTGCTTCCCTTAAGTTGTTGTTCGACAGCTTTTATACGTTCCTCTGCCTGAAGTTGTCGAGCCTCGGATTTAACTGTATAAGGAAGTTGAATAATTAAATCAAGTTTTCCAGAACTTGCTGCCTCATCAACTGTATCTAAAAGACTAAGTTTACGAGTTAATCGTTTAAGTGTTGAGTTTGGTTCATTCATTATTGAATACAGTGGATTCTCAATAATAGCAACTAAGTTTTTTGGCATTAAAATGCGTTCTCTGTGCCCAGTGCGATCATTGTAGACCTCAACCCTAATAAAGTCTGGATACCAATCTACGATTTTTCCTGTTCTAAGCGAATAGATACTAAAAGCACCAGTTAGCATTGGATTAATATTTGTTTCAACTGGAACGACAGCTACCGAACCTTCATCAAACATACTCATAACAATATCTTGAATAAGTACGCGCCCTGTTTGATCTTTATTGGCCTCAATGCTTAAGCATTGATTCAAAGGGCTATTGACTGTTTCAAGATATTGATTATTTTCGTCGATACGAACATGTTCAATATTAAAGCTTGCAACATCCAGTGCAATTCGATTAGTAATCGTTGCTAAAATAGATCTTTCATTTGCCGGAGAAATATGAACACGCGCGGGGTTTTGTGTTGAGTTAAAAAGACCTAAATTTTGATAAGTATAGTCAGTCTCATCACGTGCTTGAAAAGCATTCCAAGCATGGACAATTCTTTGACCTATGGAACCCAACATTAATCACCGCCTTTCATAAGATTTTCCTCTTTATAAGCAACCTTGCCATTTTTAAAAACTCCACTTCGTAGTTTAGTTAAATCATAATCGGCATCTGCGACCGCAGTATGAACACCAATCTGTCCTCTTTTTGAAACAAATCGTAGTACACGCCCAGAAGGAGCCTGAATGTTTGATATTTTGGAATTCATAAGTTGCGCAAGTTTATTGTTATACTGGAGAATCGATTTAGAAGAGAGTTTTCCTTTAGATGTATAGGACATATCAAGTTGTTTTTGAACAAATTCGTTCATATCTTTTTTAACGCTTTTTTGAACTTTTTTTTTGATTTTTTCGCCCTTATTGGAAGCCCACTTATTATCTTTTTCGTCAAGTCGGGCCTGTCCTTTTGGGGTTAACGATCCATCTGGATTTTGAAATCGGCGGATGCCCCAGTGCTGTCCTAAAATACCAAAATGAACGATCATTTGATTCATTACGGCCCTCCCATCTGAGTCTGATAAATTAATATACGGAGCCAAGGGAAACTCGGCGCCAATTTTTATCAGATATCTTATTACCCATCGGACAAAAATACATATATGTCGAATCCGCCATGAATTTCATTCCAGAAGCAATTGTTCCATTGATGCCGCCAGTCAAAAGTTCAATGGATTCCGTGTCATCTTCAAAATCAGCGTTTGCCATGATTTTGGCAAGTCCAATTTTATTTCCGTCAGCACCAGAAGTTTTGGCCGTAATAACAACGGCATCACCCGTACCAGCAGCGGCGGAAACTAAAGACTTTGTATTATTATTTATTGCGGCAATCACAGCTAATGCAGTATTTGCAGCAGTGCAATTAGTTCCCGAGCTAAGCGTTGTACCACCAAAAATATTTCCAACCGCGGTAAATGTTTCTGTTGTTGCAATTGAATTACCAATGGTTCCACCGATAAAAGAAGTTATTGTTGAAATATCATTCGAAAAATCGGATGCCGATACCAAAGTATTTGGAGTATTATGGCCATCGGTACCATTAATGGCCGCAATAATTGCTATTTGTACTTCCGCAAGATCAGCCCCTATTGAAATCTCGCCTTCAAAATTTGCCGTTCCAACTGGTACAAAAACATATGTTTTTGTTCCAATGGTAAATGTATCACCACTTATTGGTTGTGTATCAACGGTAAGCGATCCAGAAGCTTGAACCGTTGTGGTTGTAATATTTATGGCAATATTTTCTGGCGCCGCTTTTGACTGCAATGAATCAGTAAGAAATTCATATGTGTCATCGCCGATCGTGAAAGTTTCTCCATGAATCGAGACACCCGTGATAGCAAGAGTAGCTTTTGCGCTGATGGCATTAACCGGAGTTCCAGTTTCGCATGAAGCGTTAATAATCTCGGCCATTTTGTCACCCAACTTGACATCTGGGTCACGAAGCTTTGAAAGGAAATTAAAAACCTGCAGTTCTCTGGGTGTTAAATTAAGCATAATATATCCTCCTAACTTTTCTTTTCTTTCTTATTAAATGCCGTTTCTGCAAAACTTGGTGATAGTTTTTGAACAAGAAGTTTTGCACTACCAAGTAAAATACCTTTACTAAATTCTGATAAAGCCTGCCCTCCGGCATCCCGGAGTGATTTTTTGACAAAAGATTCACTCTTCTGGATTTTTTCTGTTGTCAAACTTTTATAAGTTGCTTCAAGTTGAAGACGTTCGTTTAGTTTACGAAGTTCGTCGTTGGAAAGACCCTCTGGAGACTTCTTCTTATTCTCGCGACTTTTGACATGGTCTTCAGATTTTTCGTAATTCTTAGAAGTGTCACGTCTTTTTCCCTCTGCAGTCCTGGTGCCATCAGAATTTTGAAATCTTCGAAAACCCCATTTTTGTCCTAAAATACCAAAATGGTACATTTGATTAACTGGAGTTTTCGTATCAATTTTAGCCGGATTTTCGTATGTATCTTGTTCTCCGGCCGATCGACGTAGTGATCGAATAACATCTTCGGCCTCCCTCTCATCATGAAGACGATTTATTAAATTTCTCAATTCATCAGCAGAAAGCTCGGAGATTGCTTTTGATTTATCGACTTCGGTTGGAGCAAACGGATTTGGACTACAAGAATATGAATCATAACAATGCTTAATAGCGCTTTGTTTGATAAGTCTATTTGCCATTCATAATAACCTCCTTTCAAATTGTTTTTTATTAGATTTAATCTGATCGTTCATAATACTTACCTTTTTTAAAATTATTTAATTATTCAAATTCATCCTTATGCAATTTATATGAAATATAAGCATCCAATAATGCCGAAACCGAGTCGATTTTTTCTTCACGATGTTTTTTAAGAAGTTTCCGGTTTCCATTTGTATCCTCGATCGTAATACAATGCCCCATTGTAAAACGAAATAACTCCTGATCAAATAGTAACAAACGTTCTTCTGAAATTTTCTTGAGTTCACCAAGTGGAACTGATTCTGTTTTGGCGCCTTGAATAACTTTTTCAATTGCGTTCGTACTGTTCTCTTTTATCCAGCGCTTAATAAATTCCTCTGCGTTATATGGATCAAAACCAACACTACGGACATCATATTGTTTGTCTATAATATAGTTTTCTAAATCATCATACACAGTCATCATATCAAGTACCGCGCCATCTAAAACCATAAGAGAACCTTCATTTATAAAATCATCGTATTTTATACGTAATGCACCTGGAAGTTTTAGTAATGTTAAACTTGAAATATAGCATCTAGTCTTGACACCGAAAGCACCACGTCCTAGTGGAAACAAAAAAGTAAATGCACAAAAATCATCACCCTGAGAGAGGTCAATGCCCATTGCGCATGTACATTTCCAGAATAGTTGTCTTCGGTGAAGTTCTGTTTCTTCATAGGTAAAGAAATATGTATAACCTTCCATTGGAATACCAAAACGTTTTGCAAGAATGTCGTTTCTAGCTGATGGAACTTTCTCTGCACGTTCTACATCTAATTGGTATGTTTCGTATGTAACTGTTTTTCCAAGATTTGGATTTGCCTTTACCCACATATCAGGATTTGCCACTTCGCTAACATTATCAAGACGATAATACCAAATAGAAACATGATCGGCCTGGTAGTCACCACGCAAGATATCCATAAGTTCCATTTTGATAGTATCACCAGAACTATTTCTAACAGTTCCTTCAGAACTTAGTGCAACAATTAGATAGTCATCCATTTTAGATGCGCCCTGTTCAATTGCTCCAACAACATCTTCTCTAATATCGCCAGAAAGCCATTCATCAACCGATGAAATTTTTGGGCGAAGACCTTGAAGCTTATCAATTGTCATTGGTCTAACTTCCAATAAGGATCCAGTTAGGAAATTTTCAATACCTTTTTTTGTAGGGGAAAGTTTTACACGATTTGCTCTTGTCCCAGTGGTATTTTGAATAGATCCTTCTGTCAAAAACTTGAATAATGGCCCTCTAGCTCTCGTGATAGCAGTACGAATTGGAGACATTACCTCATCGGCTTGTTTCATTGTTGGAGCCGTTGTGATCTGATGAGTTGTACTTGTATCAACATTTAAAAAATAGTTTTGTATGCAACTTGCATACATAGATTTTGCCGCACCACGTGCGACAATTAGATACTGTTTATTAGTTAAACGTTTTTTAATTATTCTTTGTTCATAATGACCCAAATTTCCATCTTTTCCAGGAATAAAAACAGAACGTTCAACATAATAATACCAACCGAATATATCTTCGGCCCAAAGTTTAAACGAATCTAAAAGATGTAAGTCAGAACCATCTGTCAAAGTTAATTCTTTTTCGCAATATAAAACAAACCCCTCAACAGCATTTTCATCATAATAATATTTTAGATTGCGAATTCTATCATCAATTCGATTCATTTGCATTGAAATTTCGTCATTAACTGGTATTTTGCCACGCAACACGGCTTCACGAAATTCTCCATAATACCGTGGAGTGGCCGTGTTTGATAATCGCATTCTTTATACCTCCAAGATTATTCATCAATAATTATTGATTCAATTATTGTTTGAGGTTTATGCCAAGACTCAATTCGAAAATCTGTTTCTTTAATTTGTTCATTAATGGATGCTACCAAAAATGAATTTGTCGGAGGATCAAACCAAAGTCGAACTCGCAAATATACATTAGTTAATACAAGGTCTAAATCATCTCGAACACCAAGAAGATCTGTCCAAGTTTTAGTATCATCACTAATTCGAAAACCAGAAGGGCCAACTCCGAGTTGATTAATTATATTTAATGCGCTATTTATAAAAGGAATAAGAACAGCATCAAAATTTGTATCTGTAATTTCAATCCCAACCATTGGTTTAATTGTATTAAGTATGCTATCTACCATAATTTCGTATCTCCTTTTTTTCTTTCAATTGGCAAGTCGGATAAAATTTCATATGATCCAAAGTGAATCCCATTGTGTGTACGTAAAGATGAACAAATTAAATATTCAGGGTTAAAAATGATCGGATTTCCGCTTTCTACTTCTTCAACCGTAATAGGATTCATATGGTGGATTCGAATTGCGTCAAAAATATCGCGACCTGGAACACCAAGATCACATGCGTTATCTCGTAAGATAATTTTATCTCGGACTGAACGCCAGGACCAAGAGTTATAAAATTCCTGATTAAGATAGCGGTCAAAACCAAATGTTACAATTCCAATTGATCCCGAAAGAGATAAATAATTGAAACGTTCTTCAAATGTCTGCAAAGTTATGAGTTCAGAATATGTTCTAATTCTCATGGCTATCCCGATCTTGATCTGAATCTGAATTACCGCCATAAGATCTCATAGCAGCAATAGCATCTGAATAAAGTTCATCCACTCTACGAGAAGAACGAATTGCTTCTGTCTTAGCTTCTAAAAGTTCCATTTGCTTTTCGAGAATATTTCGTTCTGCCCTAGCGCTAAGAGAGCCAAGTTTTAGAAAATGTGTAACTTCCTGAGCACTAGCGGTTTCGTTTCTCATTCGTTTCTCCGCCAAATCCATTGCCATAGAGATTAATTGATTCTCTCTTCCTTCTGGCGTTGACGCCGGAGGCGAGTTTCGCTTCGGTTTTTGCTCAGGTCTAGAATATTTAGCCATTGTTTTGCCTCCTTTCGTGCTGCTTAAAGATTACTTTAGGAGGACTTAATAAGGACAAAAATGCCATGATAACCTAAAAAGTCCCCCCGGGGAAAATATCAGGACCCGGGCGATGTATAGGTGGGGGGTGATATTCACTCCTCCCCCCCGGTCTGGTTATTTTTTTCATAAACTTTTCTATAAATTCCAAGAATATTAAAAGCTACAATTTCATTTATTGCATCTTCAATAGCCTTGTCGTTATCTGCATCGGATAGATCATCAGAAGTTTTAGCAATTCTTGCCAAATAGTTGCAAGTAAAGTATTTCATATCTTCATCAAAACGTTTCCACTCATCCCATTGTGTAAAAGGATCAAATGGATTATCTATGGTAGTCAACATGACATTACTGTTCATCGTGCTATTATTTCTTGTATTATTTCTTGTATTATTTTCCATTAAGATCCTTCTCCTTTCAATGCTTTTGATAATGTTGAAACAGAAACACCAAGTGCGTCGGCAATTTCAGACATGGCTCTTCCTTGTGATATATAGATATTAGCACGCGCTATCTTGCTAGCAGACATTAAAACACTAGAACGAGGAGTTGCAAAGGATTGCACAACATCCAAGTTTGTATTATCTAAAATCTGTTTTAATAAAGTATTACTAATTGCACCTGATTCGATTGCTTCCCATTCATGTTGCGTAATCTCAATTCTTTTCTTATTTGCGCCAACTCGATCTCGTTGTTCTGCTAAAACTTGTCCTTTAAGTTTTTTAATTTGAGAAGCATCCATATCAGGATTTGCTTTTCTTCTTGCTTGAACAATCTTATTACCAACAAGATGCACTTGACGTTCAAGAGGTGCATTAGCCAAAGCTACTTTAAGTTTAGCATTAAGAGATGCTACCTCAGATGAATAGACTTTCTTAGCTGATGCTGAATAGGGTGTTGCTTTAATAGAAGCAGATTCTTTACGTGCTTGATTGCCAAGTGCTTTCATAGAATTAGCATATTCCGCATAAACAACTTCAACACGGGCTGGATTCTTGCTCATAAGCGTACGTGCATCAGAAGTTTCAAACATTTTAGTAGACTTAATTTGAGATTTTACAAAGACCCCTTTTTGATTATAGTATCCGTCATTTGCAGGGGCGTATACTTTTTCACCGGTCTTTACATCAACGGAATACAGGCCTTTTCTAACCAAGATGCGGCCTGTTGCAAGGGCCTGTTCTTTTGTAAGTGCCTTTCTTTTTTCGACACGTTGTTCAGAAGAAGATCTACTAATTAGAGTTGAGGCACCTCTTGGATTTGTTAAAGTTCCGCCTTGATACTTAGATTTTAATTCGGCTATACCATTTTCGATATAGGATAGCTTATAATTGAGCTCGTGTTTCTCCGCGTCAATTACAACCATGGAGTGTTTTACAGCACGGGCTATTTCAGGAAGAGGGGCTCCTTTTACAGTCATATCCGTAATAAGATTTGAAACTTTTCCCATCTCCTGCTGTTTAACCTTAGAGGTTATAACAGGCATGCCATCATACTTAGGATACGCTTTTTTAGGATTAAATCCTTCCAAATCTTTAAGTGTAGAAGTAACTTTAATTGTTCTTGGATTATATGGAATAGCAATAGCGGTGTCACCATCAAAATCAGCGCCTGAAAGTTTTTCTGCTGTTTGTGATGTAATACCAATAGCATCGGTTCCATTACCTAAAACATTTTTTGCTTCCTTATTTCTTAAATTATTTGTAACAACAGGAATCTCAAATGTTCCCGCATGCGGGTAACGAATAAGAACCAATTGCTCGCCATCTCTATAGTTTGGGGAATAGCATTCGCTATCTTTTAATGATGTGATAGGTATCAAAACGTTAGATGTTTGACGCGGCATAGCAGCAGCTTTTAAATGGACAGCCTTTGAATCGCAATCGTCAGCAAATGAATCTAAAAGTCGTTGTTTGACTGCCGGTTGAGTGATACGCATATATGAATCAAAGGTATCTTTTTGGTCAAGGTAGGATAAATTAAGTTGCTGATTGGCAAGCTCTGGTGTTTGCTTTGATAAAAATTGACTCGAAAGAGTCTTACTCCATGTTTCCCAACTACCTTCGATACCAGAACTTTTTTTTCCAGTAAATCCAACAATGTTTAAAGGAGAGAGTTGCTCTTTTCCTTTATTATCAATATATGTTGTCTGACGAATTGTTGCTCCAAATTCATTAATTTTCTGTTTTCCATCTTTATCAATAAAAATTGAACCTCCATCATCTGTGCTTATGGTCTTATTCATTTTTTTCATGGCACCAAGTTTTCCTACAGATGAATTTTTATTGGTATTATAAATAATATCAATTCCTTCTGGCATATCATCGTTGGCATAGATAACCATGCCTTTCATATAATGAGTGCCATCGACAGCAATTCTTGCCTGCCCATAGTGTTTATCTGGTGGAAGCGCTATATCAGGAAGACCACGACGAATTTGAATAACACCATCCATACTGGTGCCAGATGGTTTGTCATCGTCAAAACGAACCATAACTCTTTTTGAATCAATTGAAACTGGTGGCTTTACGGAGTTGTAACTAAGGCCGTCATCAGAGGACCAATCAGTAATTAATTGAATATCTTCTGAATGTTTTGCGGCATATAGATAAGCAACTTTTTTATCTTGTTCTTCTGGAGTTAAACTTCTCCATTTGTCTGGATCCTTAATAACATACTCAGCTCTTGCTTTAGCCATTGTTTCTGGAGATAATAAAGCACGAACTGTTGTTTTGTTAGTTGTGCCAAGTTGTGAAGTTTGAATATTGGCTACAACATATCCTTTTTCTTCAAGTTCAACAACAGATACATCCATTTTTGTTTTTGGTACGCCAATTAACAAATTAGAACCAGTTCCAATGTCAATCATCCCTTTTTTATCTGTCTGGGTTTTCAACATTTCTCTTGTAGCTTCAGTTGCCTTATGCCGATTCTGTGTTTCTTCAAGGAGTAAGTTTTTAACAGTATTAGGACTTATGTCCATTCTTTTTGATATTGCCACGTCAGAATATCCTTTAGCCCTCAATCTTGAAGCCATGGCAACTTGTGCTCCATAACGAGCTTCTGATTCCATATGAATTTTTGCACGAAGTTCGGTTGAATTTTTTAAGCCAAAACCTTTAGCAATTTCTGGTTCAGATAATCCTTGTTTTTTTAGTTCCGATACATGGGTTGCAAAAGATTTTGATCTCTGTGGATCCTCGCCAGAACCCCATGGATATCTTCCACTATGTCTAGGAGTTCCATAATGTTTTAAGTATGCCATTGTTGCCTTATGCCTCCTTAGTCTTTAATTTCATTAATGCGTTTATCAAAATTAACAATTCTATCCATAATAAACAAAATATTATCTGGATCTGGATTTTCAACACGAACTTCATCTAATTGATAAAGACGAAGTTCTATGTCAATATCACGTGGCTTAAAATTATACTCAAGACAAAATAATGCCGTATAAATTTCTAATTGTTTGATTGATGCTTGAGTTCGACCATTTTTAAGATCATGAATACGAAGAAAATTATTTTTAAAAGATATTGAATCGGCAGTGCCAAAAGCATTTACAGAATAAAATAAACAAACTTCTGTTGACATCCGAAAACCAATTGCATCGTTGACATACATGTTTAATGTTTTATTGATTTTTGGTAATTTGACACCAAGATTAATTAATTTTGCGGCTAGCTCATGGAGCTCTGTTCCTAATTGTGATGCCCTCCAATTGGCATACACATCTTCTAATTTTTTGTCGTCATAAGTTATCCATGAATGTTTGCTTGGCGAAAGAAAAGCGTGAGCACCATCGAGGTTTAAATGGCGATTAAACTTCATTTTAAATAGTATCTCCTTTCCAATTCGGAAAGAACTTCTTCTTTATTTTCAGGATAAACAAACATTGCATTATTTTTAAGCGGTGATTCTTTTACATAATACTCTTGATTTGGCTGCTTATGTGAATATGTTTCACGTTTTCCTTCAAGTAAAAAATACTGCCCGTTTGGGAAGTAAACGGTTGCATCTGGAATCCCTTGAAGATATGTTGGATCGTTTGGAAGAACTTCTGATCCTGGAAAACGCTCCCGGATTTCTTTGTACAATTTACTTTTAAATTCCGACTCTTTTTTTGCCAATAGAAGAACTCCTTTCGTTAAAAAAAATAAAATAAGATATATGATTCTATCGACAAACGTTTATGTTCGAATCATTACTTTGACCATCGTACTGTTACGATATCTTATCTTCTCATTATAGGCTCTGTTTTTATTGCGATTTAATTAAACTCGGAGGAAAGCCATATGCCCTCATTAAAATTTTCTTTATGCATAAGTGCTTTTTGTATAGCAACTTCAATTGGAGCCGATGCCACAAAATGGTAATAATATAAATGAAGAAAACTTGTATTCATTCTATCGATTCTTCCTGCCGATTGTATTAAAGCTTTATACGAATATGTTTGCGAATAGAAAACCATACAATCGGTAGTGATGCAGTTCCAGGCCTCTTTGGCCGCTGTGTATTGGCATAGATAAACCCAAAATTTCGTGTCTGGAATATCATCATGATTACGGCCATTCCATTCAGAATACACAATATGATTACTGGAACACCACACACGTAATATATCAAGTTCATAATTAAAATTATAGAAAACGATTACTTTTTTATGCCGAGCATAAATTGGTAACAGTGCATGTATTCTTGATTTATCTGAATTTACAACTCTGCGTAGTAAATAGCATAATTGTGAAATATCCCGAATTGGTTGATTTTCAAAAATATTCCAACGATCTTTGGATAAAGTATCATATTGTGTTTTATCAAAATCACAAACAATATCTTTGTGATGTTGTGTCGTTGGACGACTATCCGGCATATCAACTAAAATCGAATCTCGATGACGAATTAAACGCCCAGTATTAATATAACGTTCTACTTTTGGATATTTTGCAAAACGACTCCACATGACATGTTCTCTTTCAAATTCACCCTTATTTTTATAAAAACCATTAGCAAGAAAAACAGGCATATATTCTAGCCAGGTATCGGCAGGAGTAGCCGATAAAAGAACCCAGGTATTGTTTTTAGTTATTTTTAAAAAAGAATGAGTCCATGCTCCATATCCAATAACTTTTGATTCATCAAATATAAATATTGAATTTTGAATATTTTCATATTTTTTGATATTGTTCCAGGAATCAACATTTGCTAAAATTAAAGGAACCATTGAAGCTTCTTTTGTCCAGTCACAGGTATCTCTTTTTTTTGGAGTTGTTATTACGTATACAGGAATATCAACAGATGGACAAATATAATTATGGCCTGGATACAAGGGGGAAGAACCCCTAAGTATTTTTTCAAATACATGAACCAAAGAGGTGAGGGTTTTTCCGGATCCAGTTCCTCCTCGCAAAATACATCCATTATGCATTTTTTCAATTGCGTCCATTTGATAATCAGTAAGCTGTATGTTCAAAACCCTCACCTCTTTTTCATTAAATATTTTTAGTTATGAAGACCGCCGCCGCAATGGCCATCGCATACATCACACTGGCCGCAGCCGCCAATAGCTTCCTGGGCGGAATCGAGTGATTGCGAATATTTTTTGGCAAGTTCATCGACGACAAGCACAAAATATCCAGTCTTTAAATATGCTTTTATACCGCTTTTTCCCTGAATGGGGCCCCATTCATAACCACGTAAAACTAGGTCAACTTGATCAAGTTCTGCAAAGTCAAGTACATTTACAGTTTCTTCCGAAAGCTTTGAAATTTTACCGTCGGATACTAAAAAGATATTAGGTGGATAGTTTCCAAAATTCATTTTGACAGAAAGCAAACCTTGAGGAGGTTCGCCTTCTTTTGACGTTAACCAACGGACACCCCAGCCATCTTTCTCAAGAGTTTGCGCAATATCATCAGGAAGAAATACGCAGAAGTTTCTATTTCCTGCCGGATTAAATTTTCCTTCGGCCCCAGCGAAGTTTCTGAACATAACCTTAGCATTATCAATTCGGATCTCGATTTTATCTTTTTTTTCCATTTTAATTTTCCCCTTTCAAAATTACAGCATTAGCTACAGCTGGCATTTGCGGAGCATCATTGAATCCAATAAGACCAACCTCATCAGATTCTAGCTCTTCTTCATGCCAATCTTCTAAAAATTCCTCAATTGGCCCATACGCCTTTATTGACATAACTGCTTCATCCATTAATCGATAAAAGTAAGACAAAGCTATTTGATCTTCTTTTTCAAGAGACTTAACTATTTCGCTTTCTTTCCAGCGATATCCTTTTGTACCAACTACAGCATTATATGAGTCATCATTTTTGCGAAGTAATATGCCACCATCAACACCACCAACGACAGGAACAAATGAGCCAACACGTCCAACATGAACATAATTATGCTCTCCTTCTTGTAAGTTTTCATTAAAATCTAAATACATTACTGCCGGAGAAGTAACACTCTTAGTTTGCTTGTAATCATCAAATGTTATTGTCTCCTTAGAAAATAACTTTTTAAAGAGAAATGGCTCCGCAAATTGTGCACCGGTGGCAACCCATGTTCCAATTTTCTTTTTCTTTTGCGCCCATGCATATTTAGCAATATACACGGCGTTGTTAACAAGACACATTTTTTCATATGTTGCTTCATGCTCAAAAATATAACCGTACTGTTTAGCAAAATCTTTACAAAATTCAATAATTTCCGGAGTAGCATTAGGAATTTTAATTGAATCTGTCTTGATATGTGCAACTGTAAAACCACGAGCTTGAACCGCATCTTGTAGAGTACGCATAAATAGAGCTCCACGAAGTGCAACTATGTTATTTACATTTCGTCGATCTCTCATCGGATTTTCAAAAGATGCACTCGTCAATCCATATGCACTATTAAGAGCAATTTTCAGAGCATTCGAAAGATCATCTGCTTTGCTTTCATCTTTTAAAAATGGAGCTAATTTTCCGCCGAGAATTGTACGTGCTTTTTCAAAATTTTTTGACTTAATAGCAATTCTGGCATCTTTTAAACCTTCGTAATTGGGAGTATACATTCCAAAATAATTCATATTTATAATACTATTTGGATGCATGCTTTGAACATCTATAAGAGCGACATCAAAATACATTCCTGGTTCGGCATAAACATACCCACCCATTCCAACATCTGTTCCACGATACATATTATGCATTTTGTTGTCAGAACCACGGACAAATTCATATCCAGGGAATATTTTTTCTAGGTTGGTGTATTCAAGTGGCGGATTTTTATCGTTACCAAAAACAATTTTTATTGTAAGCTGATTGGTTGTCATATTTGTAGTTCCACCAGCAAGTTCCGCCAATATTTGTCTTGCAATCCAATCTGCTTCCAAATGATCAAATACTTTTTCTGTAGCAAGAACGTCATTACTACAATATTCAATTACTTTTGGCCAATATTTTTCAGGTACTGGTTTATTAAAATCAAATTCGGATTCTTGATGATGTATACCTAATTCGATCTCCCATTTTTTAAGAGATTGCTTTTTTGATGAAAAATCATATATATCAGTATATGCAATATTGTATGCTTCTCTGAAACCATTACGAACTGAACTTTCCTTCGAAATGAGTTTTTGACTCAAACCAAAAAGTTGCTCGTTTGTATAACCAATATAACGGGCATAAAGTATATGATCATCATATCGTTTGTTATTAAAACCAATAAGTTTAAGATCAAACAATCTTCCAACATCTTGCGGACTTGGATTTACCAATGGAACAATCTTTTTATCAAAGCCCTTAAGTTTATAGCATATTAAGAATAGATTTGGAAAGACTTCAACGTCATAAAACACGAGTTCTCCATTATCTATTTCTGTTTTTACGATTAAAACTGCTTCTGACGCCCATTTCATCTTGTTTACCAAATCAATACAGTATGGAGCTTGATGAGTCGAAGAAGCCGCAAAAGCCAAAACAGCAGAACGCATATCACTTACATCATAAATTATACCTTTACCATATGCTGTATTTAATAATTCATTGATAAAATCGCATTCAGGTTTAGTGGACCCATGAAATTCTTTATTCATGCATTTTTTTATCATAGTGCGTAGATGCTTTTCATCTTCAATTGTTTTTTTGTTTACCAATTTATCTCCTCCTTTTTTCTCGTCATATTTAAGCCCAGATGTAATAGTTGCAAAAGGCTCTTTGTTGCATTTTGTTAATTTTCTGCGTAAACTTGAATTTCCAGTGAAAATTTTTACTTCAATTCCTGGAGAATATAATCGATTAAGTTCAGATGGTCTCTCTCCTCCCCAAATATAATGCAGATGTATTCCGGCACCAGATTTACTAAGTTCTGCATATGTTTTTGGCCATTTACTAGCTGCTTCTAAATTTTTTTCTAAAGACTTTTTTCCATCTTCTCCAGAAATATCAAAATCAATAACAATATGGCTTTCAGGCAATCCAGAAACATAATGAAGATTTGAAGTATCAATATTTTGTAAAGTTGTAGTACAATTAGCCCAACGATGTATAGGTGTTCCAACTTCGTTTGCATATTGAGCTGGAAGATTTTCAAAACTTTTATCAAATAAAGATTCATTATTATCCATATGTAGCCAAGTGGCTTCCTCTTTATTGTCTTCAGCTTTTTTTGATTTTTGAGTAAGATTAAAAACATCACCTTTGAAACCTCGATAAACAGAACGAAGTTGTTTTTCGTCATCAATTCTAGTAATATCATAAAAATTTTCAAAATATGCTTTCATTTCAGCACGGAACACTCTTTTTTTTAGTGGATATTGTTCTCCACTATCTTCACAATATTGTTTATACATATCGTAAAGTTGTTTTAACTGAAAATAGTCTCCATTCTCAAAAAACAAAAAATTTTCAAATACAAAATTGTATAATGTATTTGTTTCAAACATCATTTCTTTTGGTTGATAATTTTGATAATAATCTTCACCCATTTTTGAATATTTTTTAATGCAATAGTCTGCAATTGCTCCTAATTCAAAATTAATATTATGAATCAAACTTGTGTATTCGGATTTTGAGACTTTTTCCCCAGAGGGATGCACGTCTATTAATCTTCTGAGTAATCCAGATTTTGTATCTGAAATTGCAACTGGTTTATTTGTTCCAAGAAATAAAAAACAATCAATATGCATAGAATATTTTGATTTATGCTTTTCATTAATCACAATCTCTTCATGCGAAATTATTGAATTTAAAGTACTGTTGTCTTCTATCTTAGATAAATCGCCATCATGTTGAATTGCCACAAGAGGATTAGATTTAAATACTTCCGCCCCAAAAGCATCATGACCAACCAAATCTTTAGCATTAAATGAAATATAATAACCTTCGACGAGTTTTTGTACAATGTTTAAAAAAGTAGATTTACCACTTCCAGCGCTTCCATATAGAGTGATAAATTTTTGGATATGTTTACTATCTCCAGTCAAAATTGCCCCAACGGACCACTCAAGTTTATCTCGTTCCGATTGAGAGTACAAAACATTCATTAATCGATTATAATTTTCTATAGATCCTGCTTGCCGAGCATATGAAAGACGCCGTGTTGCATTTGATTCACGCGATAGTTCGTCATTTGCAAAATGAATTTTATCATCTAGCGGCTCCCAATTATCAGGCATGTTTTTAATATAAGACATATACTTTTGCCAATTACCAGATTGATAATCTTCCATTAATCCATAGGTTACCGTTTTTCCTTCAGAAATTAATTTATTTACTATTTTCATAATTTCAGCATCAACGAGACGGACAACGGCCATTTCATCTTTAATCCATAATTTTTTTATAGGATCATAGACAGCGTAAAATGAATGACCCCTAGTCATAAGATCTCTTGTATTAAATACTTTAAAATCTATATAAACTTCTATTGAACCTGATTCTCGATTTTTACTATTGTTTTTGGACTCCCGAGTATAAACCTTAATAAAATCCAAAATTTATCCTCCTTTCTACGTATTTTTTGTTTGGGACAAAGTGACACTTTTTTTATATGGTTTTATATTATTTTATAATATTTTTTAATAAAATAAAATTCTACAAATAAATATAACAGGAGTGAAAAATGTGTCACTTTGTCAAATATAAGTGTTACTGGGCCATTTTTCAGCAATATATGCATGCATTTGGCTCCATAAGTTCATTTTTCGTAGATTTTTTGGTGTGACAGAAAATACAAAGATATTAGCAAAAGTGTCACTGTGTGACGTTTTTGAAAGAAATTCATTCAAAATTGCATCAACCTCTTTATAATCTGAAATATTCATGACCCCGTCATATTCAAGTAATCCAAGATTTTTTATAAGATTCCAGAAGATTCTTACGTAATCCCAGTCATTAACCCAAGGCCCACCAAAAATTTGATCCTCAATTCTAAGACTTATTCCAATAAGAGTTTCTAAAACACGAGGTAGACCGAAGGAAATGCTTCCTTTGTATTCAACCTCATCGGCCCAAGTATCTCTTAAAGCAAGGCCATCGGCCCCTCTATCTTCATCATATTTGACAACTGCATAGAACTCATGACGATATAATTCCCGTAATAGCATACCATAGTTTTTATTTTCAATGATGTTTAAGCGTTTAATTAGCCATGTTACATAGTCGCTTTCCGCATTCGATCTATCCATAATTATTCCTCCTTTCTAGTCGTCCTTCGACCCTAAATAGTATTATTTAGTTCTCATAGAGAAAAAGAATAGGAGCTGTTTAGCCCCTAATTCTTTTCTTTTATTACATAATCAACTCTACGATTTTCGTACATGTCAAACAAGTCGTAAGTTCCTGGTGGAAGCTGATCTACCAGTTCCGTGTCAAGCACATATCGATCAATATCTTTATAGTCGTCATAGTCTTCTTCGTCATCTGTCTTTTCGGTTGCCAAGTCCCCGCAAACCTCGTCCTGTGTATCCTCACAAGATTTATTTCCAGAAGCTTTAACAACTGCTGCAACAGCGCCAAGTCCGACCAGTAATGATCCACAAATAATTGCTTTTTTGTGCTCTTTGGTCCAAGTTTTGATGTTCTTCCAATGTTCCTTAACTTTCTCTTTAATCATAATACATTCCTCCTTTTGATTACTTCATTATATAGGAAGTTTTTAATGCATTATTGTCGTTCGTCCAGAGCTTTCTTTCTTCTTCCCTGAACTCGAAACTCTCGCTCTCTGGGCGTTTCAGATATTCCTATAACAGCTTTTTTATATTCATCGTCTATGCGATGAATTTCATATAAAACCTTTAAGGTATCATTTCGGACCCAGCAGGTTGTTTGCATATCAAGTTCATCCTCATAATTAAAGCCGACGCATTCTTCTTCATCGTCAACAAGACTATCGTCATCTTCGCAGAGGACACGATCTTTTGAATAATAATATAAAGCTTGCCGATCATACCCGTCGATGCCTTCATGATACTCTTCTGGTTTGATGAGATATGGCTCACCATTTTTTATGCTTTTAGAGCGCTGGATGGCATAATCTTCGGCAATTTTGTCAAGTTCTTCTTCATCTTCTTCATCTTCGGGGTCTTCTTCATCTTCATAATCGACAGTTCCGAGGTTTTCATCTCCATCGGATCCAACCACAATGGACACGCCTTCTTTGTTGAGATTTTGCTTCATGTCTTCAAGAGAAGGCTTTGTATAATCAATAATATAACGACGTTTGCCACCACGATAAGTGTTAATAATATCAGATTGCTGATGTTCTTCTTCTGACATGTCATCATCTTCATCATCATCGTCATCATCGTCGTCTTCAGGAGGCTCAAAGCCTTCTTCCATAACACCGATTTCATCAAGTTTTTCTTTATAAAACTTTTGAATATCATCAACGTCAAGACGAAATTGTTTTTCAAGATTCTTTTTTGCGACAAAATATCCGGCAATCGCGCCAAATCCAAAAGTCATAGTCCCTAAAAAAATATTTTTAATCATAATAATCTCCTTTCAAGATACAGATATTATTTTTTCTTCGTGAATCCACGGAACGCCAACAATTATAGATTCAATTTGAGTTCCTTTTTTAATAGGAAAATATACTGTAGTAGAAGTTTGCGTATCCGGATAAATTTTTGAATCCTGGTTTGATGTTAAAAGCATAACATCATATTCTTTTCCATCCGAGTCAACGCAACGCTGGATAAAATCGTTAATATATCTATACGAACCATATTTTTTTTTATTTGGATTCAGTATATTAAGCGTAAAGGTCACACTATAAAAATCTTCTGTTTTTTTATATGTTGGATATACAGTGTATCCATCCTCTATAAATGATGATATTGTCGATGCATTCGAAATTGTGATTTCAACATTATCTATAGAAATAGTATCGCCAATTTTATAGATCTCTTTTTCCATAATTATTGGCTTTGTACCAGTATACGGAACGCCAGTTTCTATAATAGCTTTTCCCAGTTCTTCATCCCAATAAACATTAAATTGGGAATTTGTTCCTTTTAAGGTCTGCGCCACCGAACGCAACTGTATATAATTGTTGCCATCGATGTTATACGCCATATCAAAAGTTGTTTCTTTTTTATCTAAAATAAACTTTGTTTGACTTTGAAGAGCCATCCTTTCATTTCCAACAGATTTAATTGAAAAAGATATAACCAAACCCGTTATTAACAAAGCCAAAACAATTATCCAACCTATAATTTTACGCATATTATTCTCCTTATTTTACTTTAAAAATTCTTAAAGCATTGACTAGAAACATCATCTTCTAAATCTTCAAGAAAATGATATTCTTCAAGCTCGGTAGGATAAAATAATTCACATAATTTTCCATTACGATCTATTAAAAGACCATATTCTTGTGTCTTTTTCCACTCTTCGAGCTCCCAGACATCAAATAAATTAGATAAATCATGCAAAACATTTCCGTCCTCATCTGTGAAACGATTAATACTTGGAAAATACCAGAGACTATATATGTCTTCATCTTCAGACATACGTCCCCAGTAACTAGATTTCATGCATTAAATTCCTCCTTAAAACGTTTAATTTCAAAGAAAATACGTGGGTCAAAGAGTTCTTTTGTCTGAATTTTGGGTTTTCCAGTATAAATATCACTTATATTAATTAGTAATTTTGTATCTAAATTAACTAAACTAAGTGCTAATTTAAACTCGTCTGCCGCCTCCTTTCCTCCCATTTCCCAAATATCCTCTGCTACACAGTTGGCATTGATTGCCTTCTGGGCTTTAACTGGGCCAAACCCGTTAACCCCAAGGATGTTATCAGACTGATCACCTATTAAAGCTTTATAAATGCCATATTTTGCAACAGGAATTCCAAGTTCTTTTTGAAAAGACTCTTTATCAACAAAAAGTCCTGGCGCACGATATATCAATACCCTGTCCCAGGCTAAAAGTTGTTGCAAATCCCTATCTCCAGAAAATATTACAACATCAGTTTTATACTTTAGAGAACAAGTACAGTTCTTACATGGCGTTATGCAATAACAACGATGACAATTGCTCGCAACAATGCTGGCAATCACATCGTCTGCCTCTGCCCCATCAACCCTTAGCAATTTATAGCCAAGGTTTTCGATATGCCGCTCAAGATTTTTTCGAAATATAGCGAATTCCTTATTTGTCGTAGGCTTCCTAGTTCCTTTATATTCCGAAAATATCTCAGCTCGTTTTAATTTTGTTTTACTTTCACCGCAGAATATTACACTTATTGGCACTCCAGGTTGCTTAGATTTATGAAGACATAGTCGAAGCATATCAAAAAATTTACAAAATGCAACCCAAGGTTGTTCTCTTGAAACAAACCATGCCCGATACATTAGATTTGACCAATCCACAAGAATAAGAGTACGCTCAGTGTTAGAAAGAAATGATTCAGGGGAACGAAAATTGTTATTTTTCATGATTGTTCTCCAGCCGCTGTATATACATGAATTTTACCATCTTTATCAAATCTAAATTCTGCTTGAATTGTTAAATTTTCCTTAAGATCAGGGTCATAAACATGCTCCATATTTTCTGAGTTTTGGATTTCTAAGCTTTTTAATGACCTACTAATAAAAGCTTTTACCAATTCAATATATTCTTTAGAATTACTATTATTTTTCATACGACTATATGTTATTAAAATGAATTTCTCCAATTTAATAATTTCTGTTCCTCCTTTTTAAAAATATAAAAAGGCGGAAAGCTATTATAAAATCTTTCCGCCTTTATTTGTTTATTT